ATGAGATACTGACTTCTATACAGATTTGGGATAACGCTACAAAATTGCTGATACCGGCTTTATCAGATGATTACTACACGATCATTGTTGAGAATGTGCAGAAATCGGGCGATGCGGTATTTGAAATATATGGCGCTAAGAACGGTATCCGTGTTCAGGATGGTGCAGTACGTGATCTTGCAGCAAATGACGGTGTTTATACCTGTACATTTGCCAATGATGCAGCATATCCGGAGCCTGCCCCACCACTGTCATTCGTAGTATTGGATACTGGGGTTTTCAGTTACACTGCTACTAAGGCAGCGATAACAGCGTTGTTAACTCCTGCAACATAAGACTTCATTTTGGGTTGATAATTGGTTATATTTAGGCGGCGCAAATAACGCCGCTTTTTTTATGAATATAGAAAATATCTGGCAACGTATACAGGATTTACCTAAGCTACATTATCTGATCAGCAAAGGTGATATTAAGGCCATACAGGAGTTAAAAGACCTTTACCGGGATGCATTGGGGCGTACAATGAAACGCGAATGTATCAGTTGCAGATTAAGGGCATATAGTGAAATAACTAATTTAACATATCAAAACTTATACGACATGGCAAACAAGACCTACAGTTTAAAAAACAAAAATTCAGTCATTTATTTCGGGCACGCTCATTATACAAATGACACGCTGACCGATGACGTAGTTAAAAAAATGGTGGCATCAAATCCGGCAACGGCTGCTTTATTTGAACCGACTCCGGAAGTAGAGGAAAAAGCAAAGAAAGCTGGTAAAAAGGATAAATCAGAACCTACTCCTGAGGTAGAGGAATCTGACAATACTGAGGATTCAGGCGAAGCAACAGAATAACCAATGCCATCCAAACTAACGCTATACAACAATCTGAACCTGCCCAGTGCGGCGCCGCGCGTTTATAAAGTAGATATTGACCGATTTAAGGTTAAAGGCTATGATGTAGACAACGGTTATCCGCAGCGTATGCAGTCTCTTATAAATGCGTCACCTACTGCGAAGATGGCGACGCAACTATACGCTGACTTCATATTTGGTCAGGGGTTTGATAAGGATGACGTGATTTGGAATATGGAACTGAACAGCAAAGGGCAAACCGGGGACGATTTACTTTCGCTTGCTGCAAAGGATTGGAGCGAGTTTGAAAAGTGCTACTTCCAGATCAACTATAACGCGCTGTTCAATGGCGTTGAGATTAATTACGTGCCTTTTGAAAATGCGCGTTACGGGATTGATGAATTTGAGGGGACAATCGCCTTGTATGATAACTGGTGGAATCGTGACAGGTTCGGCAGGCTGAATATCAGTAAGGATATGCCTGACAGGGTTGATATATTCAATCCGGATGCTGCGGCTATAAAAGCGCAGGTCGCAAAGGCTGGCGGATGGAAGTCTTACAAGGGGCAAATATTCGCATGGTCTAAGAATTTCCAAATGTATCCGCTATGTGTATTGGATACGGCAACCGATGCTTTGCAGGCGGAGATACTATCTTTCCAGACTACCAAGTCTAATATTAAGAATAATTTTGGCGATAAGGTCATTTGGAAGGAAAAAGGGAAATTTGCCAGCGATTTAGAGCGGCAGGAGTTCACAGAAAATGTGCAGAAGTTTATCGGCCCGGATGGGGATCAGGTGATAGTTTGCGAGGTTGAAACCGATGAGCAGGCGCCGGACATTATACCTATAGAGTCTAAGATGGATGATAAAAAATTCGCTTATACCGATGAAAAGATACGGGCTACCATTTACCGGATGCTTGGACAATCCGCAATTTTGCATTCCGATCTGAACCAGGGGAAATATAACCAGAACCAATTGCCTGAAAGTATAAAGGCGTATAACAATCGGACTGAACGGGCTAGAATCAGTATGCAGCGAGCATTTAAAAAGATGCTGTCAGTTATGGGAATTAATAGCGAGTGTGCGATAACACCTTTAAACGACCTTTCGTCAGCCATGCAGAATGCAGAGGGGGCGAATAACGGAGACGCAAATCAACAGGACGAAAATGGCAATCAAAATCAAAACAACTAATGGCAACTCCGACCTATCTAATAACTAAAAGCGATTTCGCGCCATACATCGATGTGGCGGCTAACTTATCGGACGCTAAGTTAAATCCGCGTATATGGGAAGCACAGCAGTTTGATTTGAAAGAGTTAATGGGTGATACGTTTTATTTTGACCTGATAGGAAATTCAACGGATTCAAAGTATCAGGATTTGATTAACGGCGGATCATATGTGGCCAAAGATGTAACATATTTATATGACGGATTAAAGCCCGTTTTGGTATACTTTACAGCAGCGCGTTTGGTTCGTCATTTGGATCTGCACATTACCCCGAACGCTATAATGACCAAGCGAAATGACTTTTCTGATCATGTTGATAATAAAGCTATTGCTAATAAGGTTACGGAATACCAAAACCAGGCAATTGCTTATTGGGAAGATACCAGAAAGTTTGTAGTGAACCGGGGTAAAACTATTTACCCATTATATACAGGCTTCGGATGCAATGAAGAAACACGCGCATTTAGCCCAAAAACCTATGGAGTAAGAGGAAAAGATACACAAGAACAATATTATAATCCAAGAACATGGCAATCAAGATAACAAAAACAGGCGCTAATCTGGTGATTAGGTCTGAAAACGGTACAGACAGAACCTATACCGCTGCGAATTACAGGCTATCGTTACAACCCGATGGTAAGTTTACAATTTCGTCATTCGACAGTAACCCGACCGTTATTTTAACAGGTAAGTATTATGGAGATGTGATAAATGGCGGGACATCTGCACCGTTTACAAGCATGGACGCACTTAATAGCTATTTAGGACTTGCAAGCTACGATACGAACAAGGTTACAGTAACAACAGAAACAAGCGTAACCGGAAGCACATCTGGAACGGCTAAGTTTTCACAGGCCGCTAGTGACCCGCTGTTTAAACGGGTAATTGTTTACTGTACGGCATTAGTTGGTACGGCGTCATATACCTTTCCGACTCCGTTTGCTCATACCCCGGTGGTATTAACCACTGGCGGCTTGGCAGGGTCAAAAGCAACGGCATTAAGCGCAACTGCCATGACGGTTACAGGAACAACAGATACAGGATTTTTGATTGTTGAAGGATACTAATCAATCTCATAAATGGCAGTCGATAAGGAGATATTTGAACTTGATAATATAACGCTGGACATTTTAACCTCCGGCGTTGATATTTCCTTTGTGGCGCAGGTTGAGGGATACCCGGTAGACTTTCAGGTTCCCGCCGATGTATTGGCTGAGTATTTAGGCGGCAAATCTAAAGTTTATGGCGGATCATTAAATCCTACGGGTGCACTTGGCGTTAAGGATGACATTTATATCCAAACCAACGGAAAGGTATATCAAAAAGGTGCTGTATCATGGGCATTGGTTGTAACTATTGCTACGGGCGGCGGATCGTCTGTTGATCCAGTTGATTTTCCTATTATTGCAGGTACTACGGCAAACCCATTGGTTATTGATTTGACTGACTATCCATTATTCACTAAAGATGCTATATTTCTGTATAAAATAGGCATCGATCCAGATTTTGAACGATTCAATGATCATCAAGTAACAGAGACATCGACAGGGTTCAGTATATATGGGCATGATGACGGAACTGGAAAATTTGCAGAAAGCGGTAAAATAACAATGAAGGCATGAGAAAATTATTATTTATATTATTGCTATTCCCGGTATTCTGTTTTGGCCAGATATTACCAACGACTCCGCAATTCAAAAAAAATAGCATTCCGGATAGTTTACTTGGCTATTCATTACCGCAGTCTGCTACTATTCATTGGCTCGCAGATACTTCGTGGATTCGCAAATATAATTCGCTAATAGCCGACAAAAACGTTTTCAAGGGCGCTGGGACTGCTGGTTCTAAGTTTTCTTTCAGGGACACATCATTAAAAACCAATTGGGTAATTGCCCCATCAGATACGCTTCATCCGGCTTTAACCGTAATATCAGATAAAGCACAAGCTGGCGTATTAGTAAAGGCTCAAGAAACTACCGATGGGCGTGCGGAGGTGCAATTCAGGTCATCCAAAAATAATCAATGGTGGTCTGTAGGGGTTAATCCTGCCGGGCAAAACAAGGCGTTTGGAATACGAAGATATAACGGAGTTGCCTTGCCAGATGTTGATTATTTATGGTATGTAGAACCGTTCACAGATACATCTGTTTTTCCGCATCAGGTTAGGTTTACAAATACAAGAGCTTATACGCCGGGGGAT